TTTTTATTTCCACACGTCAACCGGACGGCAAAAACGGGGAAACCATGTCAGACGAAAGCAACGCACAAGAGCAGCAGGCACAAGCGCCAGAACAGCCTACGGCGGGCGACACTCAGCCGGTAGCGGCGCAAGCAGAACGCACATTCACACAAGCGGACGTTGACCGCATCATCACGGAACGCTTGACCAAAGAGAAGGCGAAAGCCGAATCGATGGCAACGAAAGCACGTGAGGATGCAGAGCGCAAGGCGGCGGAAGAACAGGGCAAATTCCGGGAACTCTACGAGGCTGCACAGCAGCGCATTGCAGAGACCGAAGCACGCTTGAAAGCGGCAGAGATTGCCAGCATCAAGCGGGAAGTTGCCGGGAAGCTCAACATGCCGCAAGCACTCGCAAACCGGTTGCAGGGTGAGACGCTGGAGGAGATCGAAGCGGATGCAAAGGAGCTTATGGCAGCGCTGCCGAAGCCGGCCGCACCGAACATCAACAGCGGAACCGGCAACGGCGCAACGCCAACGGGTGCGACCGTAGACCGTGAAATGCTGCTGGCGTTGGGTCTCAATCCAAACGTTCATCTAGGGAGGGGTAACTAATGGCTATTGCACGTGATACGACGGCTGACAACATCAAGCCGTTGAATGGCGCAATCATCCGCCGCTTTACCGCTGGTGCTGCGGTAGCGGCTGGCGAGATTGTGTCAATGCAAAGTGATGGGTACGTTGACCCTGCGAATACTACATCGGCGGCTCAAAAGGTCATGGGTGTAGCGTTGCAGGCGGCGGCGGCGGCTGGTCAAGTGATCGATGTGGTCGTGTTTGGTCCCGTCGTGTGCGTCACCGGCGCAACACCTGGGGCAACCATTCACGCCAGCGACACGGCAGGCGAACCGGCAGAATCGGCTGGCACGAATGGCGGCATTACCGGCATTGCTGAGTCGGCTACCGTTGTTTTCGTTCGCCCAGAAGTGGCATAAGGGAGGCTAAATTATGGCACTGGGTAATCGTGATACTGCGTCGCTTGGGATGCTGACCGGATGGGATGCTACCGAGCTTAAGAAATACGAACTTGAGGACGGCACTTCATTCGCTACCGTTGCGCAGATGCTTGGTGTAGCGGCGAATGGCGTCGCCAGTGAACTCTACACCGATCCGATCTGGTCGTCGATGGTGTCTTACACTGACATGCTGGAAGTCGAATACCGGGTTGGTAGCAGCAACGGCATGGGACGCTATACCGAGTATGGTACGCCAGACCCCAAGCGAGCGCAGACCGAAGGGCACATGCTGCCTTTGCTGGCGTGGGATCGTGGCCTCGGCTGGACGTGGCGTTATCTCGAAAAGGCACGGATGCCGCAAATCCAGGCAGACATTGCTGATGCCGTGAAGGATGTAAAGGATCGCTACCGCATCCAGTTGCTTACCCGCATGTTGCAACGTGGCGACGACAGCGGCACGTACAACGGTCTGGGTTCTAGCGGCTATTCGCCGGGCTTTGCGACGGCAGCTGCGTCAACGTCGGTTGACTTCACGCCTCCGGCTTATGGCGGGACTGCGTTCACGTCTGACCATGAGCACTATGTCGGCATTAGCGGCGGTGCGTTCACGGCGGCTGTGTTCACCGATGCGAAAGACGAACTCCTTGAGCATGGGCACGAACCGCCGTACAACTTCTTGATCGGCAAGTCTGACGCTTCTACCGTTTCCGGTCTGACGGGTTTCGTCAAGACGGCTGAGCAGCTTGTGCGCCTCGGTGATGATACGGCGGTGGCAACGTTCTCAACCACGTACAACGACGGGCGCTACGCTATCGGCACAATTAGCGATTTCGTTGTGTGGGTTGTGCCGGGCATTCCACAGTATTACGGCGTGGGTTACAAGAGCTACGGGGCGAACTCGCAGCGTAACCCACTACGCATCCGCTTGCCGAAGGGTTACAACCGTCCTGTCGTGCGTGTGTTCAGTGACCCACGTTCGGGCGCAGGTGCGGCGTATCCGTTGCAATACGCAATGCTGTTCACGGAATACGGCATCGGCGTCGCTGACCGCACGGCGGCCACGCCTCGCTACGTGAACAACACGACCTGGGCTGACGGCACTGCATCTTAACCATGAGCTACGGTAGCTTGTCGGGCGTGTCTGCGCTAGTACCTGTAGCGGGCACGCTCGGCGCAACTAGCACGCCAACAAGCGCACAGGTGACGGAGTGGTTGGCACAGGGCAGCGCACGGATTGACCGTGCCTTGTCTTCTGCTGGCTACTCTATTCCTGTTGCCAGTACTGCAACAGTTCATGCCGAACTGACCGCACTGGCGAATCTGTATGCTGCTGCACATGTGCTGATTGCCAGGGGACTCGACAGCGCCAATGGTGAAGCGGAGAATCGCAGCGATGCGTACATCGAACGTTTCACCAGCGAACTCACGGCGCTTGCATCCTCTGACCTATCGGCGCTTGGCGTATCAGCAGCAACAACGACAGGCGTCAACGCTGGCCGGCGACGCATCCGCACGTTGCAACTACGCAGGGTTGACGGCTACGCAGACCTGGGCACGGGTGAGGATGTGTACGAATGACAGTGCCGACAACGATTGTCAACGCCATCCTGAGCGCAATCGATGCTGGTGTAACGGATGTTGACGTAACATCTTCAGCCGACTTCACGCCAGCAATCACAACCAAGAGCGTAGCGGCATTGTCGCCAGCGTTTGACCTGGCAACCTCATTCGAGTGGGACACGTTGGGCACGGCGGAGATTGTCGCCGTCCATCGTATCCCGATTGAGTTCTGGGTCAAGCATGACGGCAAACCAGCGGCAACCATGCAGCGGGCTAGAGATGTCGGCGCTGCTGCATTGCTGGCGTTGGTTGCGGCGGATGGCACGGGCTACACGCTCAACTACAGTGAAGCTGTGACGTTCAGCGTTGACCCTGGCCTGACGACAATCAACTCCGTATCGTGGTTGGTGGCAAACATGACCGTTACCGTGATCGAAACGGTGACGATAGGAGATTAGCGCATGGCAGGTATCAAGGGAATCAACACACGCATCTTGGTTGGCGGGTATCTGCTGTCGAGTCAGACCAACAGCGCGACATTGCAGACTACCAACAACAATGTTGAGGCAACGCCATTTGAGGCAACGGCAAAAGAGTACATCACGCTGCCGCCTGACTCAAACGTTGACATCAATGGCTATCTCACGTTCGACACGGCAAACGGTGCAACGTTTGAGAATCGGTTGCACACGTCAATAGCGACCGCTGACACGATTGGACTGATCTACTACAACACGGCAGTAGCAGGCTCTCCGGGCTATGTATTGCCGTCGGCATACACAGACAACATGCAAATTCAGTCGCCGGTCGATGGCGTAATAACCATCAATGGCAGTTACACAAGCGCCGTTGGCGTGCGCCGTGGAATTTGCATCTACTCTGGCACGGTGTCAGCGACAGGTACGACCACCGCAATCGACCTCGGTGCTGCGGGCAGTGCTGGCGGCTATGCGTATCTGTTTGTCACGACTGAGACGGGCACTGGCACGAATGCCGACATTGACATTGAGAGTGCAGCGACAGAAGGCGGCACGTATGCCAGCGAGGGAACGTTTACCTTCTCCGGCATCGGTGCAGTAGCGGTCACGCTTTCCGGCACGGTCAACCGTTGGCTACGCATCAACACAACCGACTTGGGCGGCGCTACATCGTGGTATGTGACGTGCATCGCCTGTGTATCAGGCGTAACCTACTAGGAGGATTAGATAATGGCAGGATACAAGGCGCAGGGCAATGTCACTGTGACATACAACAGTAACGCCCTCACTAACTATGTGAATCAGGCTGATGTTGCGTCTACGTTGGCGCAAATTGACGTGACGACGCTTGGCGACACGGGCAAGGTCAACATCGTTGATGCTGCCGAATGGTCAATTAACATCGGTGGCCCCTGGCACCCGACGTTGGATGGCTATCTCGCACCCGACGCTGTGACACCAGGGACGAAGCGCACGGCGGTAATCGTGTACAGCAATGGCAGCAACTCCGTCACGTACACCTGGACTAGCAACGCTGGAATCGGCAACTGGCAGATTCAATCTGCGCCGGGTGGTGCGATTACGTGGACTGCTACGCTGACGCTTTCAGGCGCACCGACTCGCACGACGGCATAAGGAGGCAACATGGCGGAACGTAGCAACGCATACGGCAAAGCAATCTGTGAGTTGCTTGGCATTCCGGCTAATTTGGTGCAATCGATGCGTATCAACATAGATGCACGTGATGCATTGACTGTTGACGTAACTTTTGTGCCCAAGAAGCTGAGCGCAGGATGGTATGAGGCGATTAGCAAGTTGAAGGATGATGAGCAATTGATTCTAAACTTCAACTGGAGTCGCCCTATCTTTGAGCTTACCAACATGGAATCAACCTCTACCGAACTGGAGGGGTAATGCCACAACGCTACGATTGCACCGTTGACGGTCTATCCGGCTATGTCGAGCTTGGCGACGTGTGGAGTTATGCCGAATTGCGCCAGGTTGATAGCTTGGGTGACGCTGACCTGATGGCATTCGTTGGGCGTAAGATGATCGCCGTTGACCTCCGCACGGTTGACGGCGATTCCATATCTACGCCAGACGCTTTTACGCAACGCTGGCAAGAGTTAGACGTGCGTACGTTCAACTGGATTCTCGCCGTGAGCGTGCAGGAACGGGCGAGGGTTGGCAGCCTGGGGGAATCGATACTGCGGGCGTCCTTGAAGTCCTACGTCGAAGCGCAAGCGGCGGGGACGACGAACGCAGACCAGGGCAAGTCAACGACCTAATTCGCCTTGCGCCGCAAGCACTCGCAGACAACTACCTGCTTGAAGCATTGCCAGGGCTGACGCTTGCACAGATTGACAGCATGGATGTACACCGGCTCGCCCGTGCGCTCCAGGTGCGCCGCATTC